ATGAGCGAACGCCGCACCATCTCTGAATTCAAACTGCCGAAGATCGTCATCCGCTGCTACTCGTGCGACCGGCGCGGTGTCTATGACCGAGACCGAGCAATTGAACGCCTCGGACCCGACTACACACTGGAGCGCTTCATTCACGAGGTAAAAGCCACTTGCCGGGACCGGGTGAAGGGACACTGCAACGCGGGCTGCGATGACCTCATGTACATGTTTGAGGCGGCACCATTCTCGCCTCGGCCCGCGAAAGTGGAATACCCTCGGCGAGACTAGATATCAGGGGCGGTTGCGAGACGACCTGAGGTTAATCTCCTGCTCCATTCGCCGCTCTTGAAGCGCCATGAAGTCAAAAGGCAACGCAAAAGACATCAAGAACCCTGCTATTGCAAAGCCCGCATACACGTTTGTGACCCAATAAAGCCATTCCCACTTGGCGTGTTCGATAACTTCCGACGCCACCAGGAGGCCGAGAGTGAAGATGTAGAGTAGGAACAGGCCATTGAAAACGTGGAGCTGCTTCTGAAGCTCTCGTGCGTTGGTCCAAGCCGTTGCCGATGAACCTGAAGGGAGCATACCCGGATCGCCCACGATCGATACCACGGCAAAAAGGGACGCCGCCAAAATTGAAAAGATAACCGCTATATATTCATTTGGCTTTTCAGCGGCTCGTATGTCGTCACCCAGATAGTACCCACCGGCGATCGACAGAGCGACAACGACAACGAAGAAAACGATTCGACGCCAGGAGATTTTACGCATCGAGTAGCCCGTCCTCTTGGAGAGTTGCAAACAAATCGCGGAATGCGGCATCGACCTGCATCGAGACTAGAACTCGCTTGTTGCCGTCAACATCAAAAGGCCTATGCAACGACATCTTGTCACGAGTAAGCCGCAACCCACTCTTGGTGACGATAACAAATTCTTCCTCATGCCGGACATTATTCGAGATCGATGACATCAGCTCGATGACTTCGGGCCTGTCCCAGTCGCGACCGGCTCGAAGGACAAGCTTTCCTTCAATCCGCTCCGCCGCCTGCAAATCTTCCGCTGACGGGATCTGTGTGAATAGTCCGGTCAGAATTCCCATGAAGCCATCACCCGGAAGCTGCCCGCCAGCAGCTATGCGTTCCAGAGTCGGCCGGAAGGCGCCCAGCCCCAGATCAATCTCCCGAATGCCCTGACTGAACAACTCCTGCACTTTTGCCTCGTCCAAGACGATTTGGAACATCAGCTGAGTGATAGAGATATGGTTTATGATACCTGCAGCCCTAAACAGCGCGATGAACAACAGTGGCATGTAGCTGTCGCGAAGCGTTTGGTTGTGCGTCGTCCAGACGATATGGTTATCTTGGAGCAGGCAGAACACCTGATGCTGAATATACTCCTGTCCGCCTTCCGGGTTCTGCTCAGATGCCTCAACTTCGTCAACAGTACCCTGCACTTCCGTCTGGATAATTGCGACGGGTGCGCCAGTCTCAAAGACGACGAAATGGAGGTATCGCCTGCCATCCGCCAACGTCTTGCGAGCGATTATACACTCCGTATTCCCGTAAATTGGAAAGCGCGGTACCTGGACATGGGTGAAAGCGGCCAGTGCGGCCTCAGCCAGCTCTCCTAAATTGTGCTGGTTCTCGCCTAGCCAAATGGCACGTCGGTACTGCGCGTTCTTCTGCATGTAGCCCCCAATATTGAGCGGCCATAAAAGCAGTATCGCTACGGCCTTTCGAGTCTTTTTTGCACGCAGGGGTTTCTATCTTCCTCGCCTTCTTGAATAGATGAGCTCACGCGCCATCGTCCCAGCTCCACCAGATATCGTGTAGGCCAGTTCGGCTTCCTGCAACTCAAAATCAGTAAAGGTGGATCGCACCTCCGGTCTGTCATTGATGGAGAGAATGAAGGCTCCTTGAAGCCTCTTCAAACGCTCGGCCATCCGCTCAAACTGGTCGCGCCCGAATAGATCCGAGCCGTAGTCGCTCTCGTTCCCCCAATAAGGTGGATCCAGATAGAACAAGACGCCCGGCCGATCGTAGCGATCGATGAAGTCAAGCCAGTCCAAATTTTCAATGACGACACCTGCCAGGCGCTCGTGGACGTCTTCTAGTAGGGGCGCCAGGCGGTTGAGATTGAAGCGGGCGCCCCCTTCCCGGTTCACTCCAAAATTCTGCCCCTGCACTTTGCCACCGAAGGCGAGCTTCTGGAGGTAGATGAAGCGCGCAGCGCGCTCCAGATCCGTAAGTGTTGTCGGGTCGCAGGCCTTCAGCCGCTCAAACTCGCGCCGGCTCGTGATCTGGAACTTCAGCGTGTCCATGAACTGCGGATAGTGCCGCTGAAGGATCCGAAAGAGGTTTACGACTTCTCCGGACCGGTCGTTGATCACTTCCGATCGAGGCACGGAACGTCTGCGAAAGAAGACGCCGCCCATGCCAACGAAAGGCTCGGCATACATATGGTGCGGGGTCGCTTCGATCAGTTTGACGAGGCGCGGAGCGAGCGTCCGCTTTCCCCCAATCCAGGCGGCCGGCGGGTGGGTGCTGGAGACCTCCCGCCAGTCATTACGATTCACCATTTCAAAAACCTCAAGACTCAGTCACAGAGGCCGTCTCGGCTCTGCCGAGGTCGGATGTGACGGTTATCTTGTGTCACTGTCAGGAGGGTCAGGACGCCAATCTCAGGCCCTCCTTCGGGGACTTGTCCCCGGCATCCGTCATCCAGTTCCAGTCTTTGCCGAGATCTCCGGCGTCATCAGCCAGCCGCCGCTTTCGTCAAACGAGAAGGTGTGGGTGATCACAGGTGCGACCAGGTCGAAACCCGACCAACCGCCAAATCCGGCAAGCGTTACTGGAGCGCCTGCCATCGCCTCCGGTCGCCCCTCGATCGTCACGCTGCCCGAGATCGTCGCCCGCGCCATGTCGAGCGCTTCGGCCTTGCTGCGCTGCCTTGCCTCCCCGGCCGAAGGCGCCGGGTGAAGTGCGAGGAACTTCGCCACCTGACCAAGACCGGGGACCGCTTCCAAGAAGGACAGCCCCTTCTCCTCATCAAACCAGCTCGACTGGATCTCGCCGAACTCAGGCCGGCCCTCGGTGGTCAGATCGCAGCTGATGATATCGCCAACCGAGATGACCAAGGGCGGGATGGTCGAACCTGCGGCTGTCTCACCGCTGTTCTTGGCCGTGATCAGCCACTGGCCATTGGCGAGTTTCAGTGTGCCACCGAGTTCGTCGGCGAGCTGCTGGGCAAAGCCAACGGCCGACTGCTGCATCCGCAGCCGATACGGGATTTCCACATCGGCGATGGAGGGATGAACCCTGGCACTCTTGCCGACGCCCGATGCGAGCTTTTTGAAGATGTCGCCCGCCGTCGTCTCTTCGAAGTGCTCGGCATCGGCAGCCTTGTCGGCATCGACGAAGTCTGCGGATCTCGCCACGACCGACATGGTCCAACCACTCTCGGCGTCGAAGGTCAGGCTCGGGCTTTGGGATGTGAAAGTGCCGGCATCCTTTAGCGCGGACGCCTCCCAACCATAAAGCAGACGATATTGCTGACCTTTTGGCGGTGGCGCCGGAAACGGAGGTGCCACCGAGAACTGAAGCTCGATCTCATCCGCTTCACCGCCTTCGTTGTCGGTATAGCTGACGGACATGAGAGCGCTGCCCCATCCAGGAACGAGGTCGCTGCCCATTTCTCCGATGACCTGGACGACCGGCTTCCGCATCGCTTAAGCCCAGGCCAGTGTGTAGGAAGCAGTCTCGGTCTTCGGCGTGAAAGCGGCCGGCAGGCGAATGACGGTGCCGGCGGGCACGAGGCCGAACTGCATGGAGGCGGCAAGCCCCGGATTGGCATCGAGGAGCGCCTCGACCGTGCCCTGGGTCTCTGTCTGCATCAGCTTCTTGGCGATGCGATCGAGCCGCTCACCGCCATAGGCCACGGTATAGGTCATCCGAGCAGCCCTCCGAGCGTGATGATATTGAGGCTTCCACCCAGGCCGGCCGTCGGTGGCAGCATCATCAGGCCGAGCGAGACATCAACCTTGCGGCCGACACCGTCGAAGGGATGCAGCCGCTCCTCGTCCGTGTCGATCGTCTCGATGACGCAGAGCCCACCGGATTCGCCGAGGTAGTTTCCGCGCAGCCGGATATAGGGCACGACGTTCTGTGCCCGGTGATGTCCTTTCAGGATGGCATAGGCGTCGAGGCCGCCCACCACATGGGGATAGGTCTGAGCCTCGATCGTCACGCGCTCCGGATCAACGCCGGTCATCTGGATGCGGAAGCCGGATTGCACGGGATGAACCGGAAAGCGCGCCGTCGAAGAATAGGCGATCCGCTGCGGGTTGAGACCGACCGTGTAGAGGATCGCGCCGCCGATCGAGATCAGCGCTCCATTGGGCCGAAGCGCACTCATGCGAACCTCCTGCCGGTGTCGTAAAGCGAGCGAGCCTGTGCCCTCTGGATGTTACGCGCCGACTGCCGCCCGGCATGCATGGCGTTTGGCGAATTGATCGTCTGGTTGATGTTGGCCGGAGAAAGCGATGACTGCTGACCAGGCGCGGGGGACGAGGGTGCTCCACCGGGCGGCACATAGGTGGGAGAGATAACGGGCGACACAGTAAACCCCAACAGCGCCTTGATGCGATCGGCAATCGACTGCGCCTCCTGTTCGGCCTTCGCGCCCTCCTCGGCAAGCCCCTGTCGATAACCTTCCATCGACGTCTGAGCCGTTGGCCGCAGACTGTTTCCGAAGTGCTCTCTCGCATTGAAGTCGGGATCAGCCGCCTTGCCCCAGAGGAAGCGATCGATCGTCGAAGGCTCCTTCCGGTTTGGCGCCGTATGCTCCAGCCACAGCCGCATGCCCTCCTGGATCATGCCACCACTCGGGGCCACTGCGAGCGGATCGTTCTGCTGCTTTTCGCGGGTCTGCTCGATTGCCTCGGAGATCGCACGGGCCGCGCTGGTCAGAAAAGGAAGCAAAGGCGCTGCAGCGTCCTTCAGGTTCTGGCCGACATTCGATGTAAGGCGGGCGCCCTGGGAGTTCAGATTGTCGGTCGCTCCGTCGTATTGCCCATCCGTGGTCCCTCTGGCCTCATCCATCTTGGCCATCAACGCTTCGACCTTTTCAAGGTCCTCGAAAATCGCCGAGAGGCCCTTGAAGCTCTCATCGTTGCGGAAGAGATCTCGCATCTTTTCGGGCTTGCCACCAACAGCCTTACGATAGGCTTTGATTGCCGCGAGGACGGGGTCTTGACCTTCTTTTGCGGCGGCTGCCTGTATGGCGAAGAAATCGACGCCGTAGTCTTTCTTTGCACGGTCAGTAACTTCAGGCGCGGCCATGTCTCTCAACATCGCCTCGAAAGAAGTTTTGGCCTGGTCAGAATTCCCCGACCGGTCTCGGATTGATTGGGCCATTGCAGCAGCAAGATTGACACCCCTGCCACCTGTTGATCCCTGAACCGCCATCGCAGCCAGCATGGACGGAAAGTTCCGAGCCATATCCCCGACTTCGAACTGACCTGCGTTACCGCCGACGATGATTGAATCGTAGACGCCCGGCAGGTCTTTCGGGTTAATCTTCATGTTGTTCCGGAGTGCGGTCGCCATGCTCGCAGCGTCGCCAACGCCGGAGTCGGAAGCCTTGGCGAACTTCAACACCCCTTCGGTCATCACCGCAGCATCGGAATGATTAAGACCGCCAGCCAACAGCGAGCCAAAGGCATCCATCGCTCCCGGCTTGCCTACCCCGTATTTCGGTCCGATTGCGCCGAGAAGCTGGTCGTAGCGTTTCCGCTCTTCATCGTTGAAGCCGCCGATGTTCTGGATCTGGTCAAGTCTGAACTCGTCATTCGCCGCAGCACGAACTGCAGCGCCCCCGGCAACGGACAGACCGGCCGGGATGGCACCGGCAAGGTAAGCGCCGCCGGCACCGACCGCCAGGGGAAGGCCGAACTGGTCGAGAGCGCCCTCGGCAGTGGACATCATGCCGCCGCCCGGCCGCCAGTGGCCGTCTGCCACCAAGCGGCCGCCAGGCGTCGTCATCGTGGAATATCCCGGCTTCATCTGCCGGATCTTGTTTTGCGCCGCATCTGCGGCAGCGCCAATCTCCGCGATTGCGGCCTTGGCACTGGCCGCGTCTGACTTCAGTCCGTTGAAGGCACCGTTGTCGATCGCTGCGACTGCCGTACGCGCCTGGTCGGCCTCTGCCTTGATCCGGCCGATCGCGTTCGCGGCTTCCTTTGCCTCTCCTGCAACGGAATTGAAGCCCGTGCCGATCGCAGCAATCTTCTGCTTTGCATCATCTGCCGAGCGGCCGATCGCCCGAATGTCCTGGTTGAGCTCTTCCCCGCCACGAGACCGTCCGATCTGGTCTGCCGCACGCTTGATATCCTTCAGGTCGCGCTCGGCCTCATCCGCTCCGCGCTTCTGGTAATCAAGCCGCAGTTTCAGGGCGACGTTGATATCTGTCATCGGGCGCGTCCCCAGGTCTCGTTATAGACGGATTGGGCCTCAGGGTACCAAAGCAGTGCCTCGTCCCAGGCCATGCGTGAAAGCGCGTCCAGAGGGGTCGAGAAGCTGTTCGATATTCGAGCCATCACGGAACGCCACCTCGCCAGATCAATAATGACGCGGTTCAGCCCCTGGGGACTGGCCGCAACAACGGGGGCAAAAAATCAAAGCATATCCCCGTCACACGTTCGCCATCGGTCGCCTCCAGCCCGCGAAGAACGTCGGCCTCCAGGCCGGTCATGATGGCGTAGATATCGAAGAGATCGGGCGCCTTGGGGTCACGGCGATCCAGCATGTCGCCCATCTGTCCAACAGTGAGGCGGTTCACCGTCACCGCTTCGACAGCACCCAGTTCCGGATGTTCGAAGGGGAAATCGAGAGGGACAGACTGATCCATCGCCTTCATGAACTTGAGCGCTGCGATGGGGCGTTCGGTTGGAGGAGCCACCTTCTCCTGCCGCTTCTCCGGCTCCGCCTTGGCCTTCCCCTTGCCGCTGTTGTCCAGCTCCTCCCACAGTTCGGAAGGCGGCAGCGGGATCTCCTCGACCTTAACGTCGTTGGGATCGTTCTTTGACTGCGGGGTGAGGATCTTGGCGGTCTGAGGACGGTTCGAAGTCACTTTAAAACCTCTTCAAAGATACGGCCGGCCGCGTTGTCGGGCGGCCAGCACAGAATGGATCAGACGATGAGGCCTGCGGTCAGGCCGCGATGATGCGATTGTGCTCGGCCGTGTAATTGACGCCGTCGATGATCAGAGTGTTGTTCTGGATGTCGAACTTGTGGATCGTCTTGCCGTTGAAGATGTCGTGGTAGAGCACGATCGACCCCAGGCGGAGCCGAGTGGCACCACTAGACTTCTGACCCTTCACGCCGCCCTGGGCGTATTCGTTGAGAAGCCCCTTCATGAAGACGACACGGCCGGTGAGCTGCGGCTGCGCACTTCCTTCCATCTCACCCGTCGAGTTGTTCGGGAAGACGTTCAAGAGGTTCTCGTAGTAGGTCACCGTCGTCCAGTCGCCGGGCTCACGGCCAAAGCGAGACTTCAGATCCTCATGCACGCCATTGACGGTCATTTCGCAACCGAGCGGCTGGATTTCAGCCGGCAGCTCCAGCGCGAAATAGCCGCCGCCCATGACGAAGGTCATCATTTCGCGGGTGAGCGCCGGCAGCGTGGTTTCGTCGGCGCGCAGGCGCTGGTTGATCTCGCCGCAGTACCAGTTTCCGCCTCGGATGATGCGATCCATATTCGGTCTCCTTTAGGCCGTGACGCGAATGTTCGAGAGGCCGAGCTGCGACAGTGCGGTGGCGATTGCCGCGTTCAACACGTCGAAGGCTTCCGGCATGGGTTCGTCGTAGAGCTGGAGGTCGATCAGATCAGGCGTTTCCGCCCAGCGCATCTTGACGCGCAGACCACCGGCTTCGAGCAGCGAGGCCGGGTTGAGAGACTTGGACCAGATCAGCTCGTAATCGATGATAGCGGCCAGCGTCTTCAGGTCGGACAGGAACTGGTCAGCCGCACGATAGATAAGCGAAACGGTGTGGGGCGTGATGTCCTCGGCCAGATACTGGCGCATGGGGCGGAGCATCGCCTTTTCCACCGCGCGACGTGTCCGGATCTTCTTGATCGAGCGCCAACTGTTCACGGTCGGATCGGTTGCCGTCGTGAACGGCGTCCAGAGCAGATTGCCCTCGATGATCGAACCGACGCCCGCCTGGGCGAGCTGGTTGGCCTGGGAGCTGATGTCGCCGTCCGTGTAACCGACGGGCACGGAAGGTGCCAGAACGCCCTGCAGCGGGCGGTTCCAGAAGGCCTTGTAGGGATTGCCCGCCTCCTTGTCCCTGCGCACCATGGCACCCGCAACATGGGCCGAAAGCGGTCTGGTCACATTGCCGGCGCCGAGATTGACCACGCCGCCCGGATACATGCCGATGACGTTGAGCGCAGTCGCAAAGTCCTCGGCCCACTCGATTGCATCCTCCGTCGAGGTCGATGGAGTGTCGGCGATGACCATGCAGTCAATGATCCGGTCGGCGACGGTGCGGGAAGCCGCGACGATTGGATTTGCCGCGTTGCTCAGGCGGTGCGCCATATAGCCAGGCGCAATGATGCAGCCAGGCTCGATCTTGATATGGCTCTTGGCATCGAGCAGCGCCCAGACGCCGGTCTTGGAGCCTGCGCTGCCGACGATATCGGTGATCTCGGCTTCCAGCTTGTCCTGCGGGTCGGTTTCGGCTGAGTGGGCGGTGCGCACGAAGGCGACGTCGGTGACGATTCCTTCGGACAGGATCTGATCCACGGTGTCGCGCACCAGGCCGGCGCCAAGGAGGGCGATCTGCTCGCTGTTGTCGAGCGACAGCGTGACCGGCTCATCCAGCGGGAACGCCGTATTGTCGGCAAGTGGAGCCGGCGACACGAGGCCGATCACGGTCGAGTCGCGCGTGTCGATCTTGGCGACAGTGCTGCGAAGGTTGGAGAACTGGCGTACGCCGACGAAATCCGTGGTGCCTGACATCGGTCATCCCTGCCTACTGAAAAGGTTCAGGGGACCGTAAGAAGGACGCGCAAAATCACGGGCTGACAGTTGTCAGCAAATGGCCTCAGATCTCAGAATTATGGGAACGGCCGGAGAATGCTCGCCCCGGCCGTCCACGTCAAGGCCAGTAGGCACCATCAGCAAAGTCGAGCGGTATCGGATCCATATCCTTGAGCGCACGGGCCGCGAAGATGTGAGCCTGTTCGTGCTGCGCCGCAGCCCGGCCAAACTCGACGACTGTCTGTGCGTCCATGGTCACCAGCGTGTTGTCGGCCGCAATCCATGTGAAAGGTTCGGCGCCTCCGTTCCAGAAGAGGTCTCCGGCCTGGGCACCGGCAACGATTGCCATAAAGGCGAGCTGCGCGGCTCCTGAGATATTAACTTTGGCGCGGGTGTCAAAGTCGTAGTGAACGCCATTGAAGGTGAACCCGGCCGCAATCCGTTGGTCGCGTTCTTCGTTGACCATGGCTGCATTGGCTAAAGGAACTAGCTCGTTCACCTCAAGCTCGTAGCTCACATCGAGCATGACCTCGCCAGTAACTGCGTTTTGGACAATTCTAACCATTAGCGATACCTCAGTGTTGCGTACCCGCTATCAAACGTCTGTGACCCGGTTTCGCGAGTAAGCCGCATGTTGTCGACGGCGGCCGTAAGCGTAATGACACCTGAGCCGATAGCTTCTATGCCTACTGCACTTCCCGTGGTGGCATTCCCGACAGACCCCTTGAAAAACCACCTATTGGTGCCTTGCATTCGCCTCAGCGAGAACACGCCAGTCCATACGTATGCAGCGCTATCCGAGAAACTAATGAAGCCGAGGTCACTGGTGTCTCTTGAAGACGCGCCCGCGTAGGCGCTGCTGCTAAGGTAACCCGAAGCCGCGGGAACCCCGCCCGACCCAATCTGCAAGGCCATATGTTGCGTACTGGTGACAGACGCTTCGTCGAGCCAGAGCTCAATTTCCGACACACCGGCTGGAATACCTGTCCAATCAACAGCGCCACCGGTGAGAGTAACGCGAGGCAGCTCAATCCACTCCTTAGCCAGCGTCCCAGCAGGGATTGTAACGGGGCCATCTGGCCAGTTTGTGGCCCGATTGCCCGTATGCCCCGCTATGTTGTGTGTCCTCTTGAAGCCACCCGCGTTCTGCCATGCAAACGAAGCCGCCTCAAAAATGCCGTTCGCAATCTCTCGGGTGCCGTTGAAGATTGAGGTGATGAGGCCAAGGAGCGTCCCGCGCTTCTGCGTGGTGCCGTCGACGTATCCGATCTCCGATGTATCGGAAAACGCATCGTCGCTTGCGCCGTCACTGAGCAGGTCAGCCTTGCCCGAAGCAAGAGCGGCCAGTGCCTCCGCGAAATCGATCAAGGCCTCTGCAAGCCCTACCACTTGTTCTATGGAATGATCGTGTTCGCCGATCGCCGCGAGAGCTGATGACGGTACCCAATTCCCCTCTGCATTCTTCACCAGGACATAGTTGACCGCCGCAGCCGCAGCGCCTTGCACGTCCTGGAGATCGTCGAGCGAAAAGGTCGCATCCGCCGCCATCTTCTCGGCGAGCGCTTCGGCCAGGCCGGTAATGGCCGAAATCGCGTGGTTATGTTCGGCCTCCGCTTTGCCGGCGACCGATTCCTGCAGCGTGTGGATGATCAGGTCGAGCATGACAAAGGCCAGCGCGATGCGCGGGAACTCGTCGCTGATGTTCGTCGGCGGAACCGCATCCGCATTCGGAATCGGGAGATTGAGGTGGGTTGTCTCGTCCATGGTCATTCTCCTCAGAAGACGGATGCGCTGAAGTCACCGATCAGCAGGCGCGAGGCCGGCCCGCCGGTGCCCGTGATCTTCAGCCGGCCAGTTGTCGCCGTCTGGTTCGTCAGCTCGTGTTTGCGATCGACCCAGAGCGGAAAAGCCAAGGCATCGGTCTCTTCGAGAGGCATCGCCGCAAAGGCCCCGCCATCAAGGGAGATATCCATGCTCACCGAGGAACCACCCGGCAGATAGGCCTTGTAGTAGCTGGCCACGCGAACCAGCTCGCCAAGGTCGAAGGCGCGCGTCACATAGGTCAGTTCCTCGTGGATCTTGCCCGCCACCAGCTGCACCGGCGCATAAAGGATTGGCGAGAGCTTGGACGTGCCCTTGAGGACGGCTCGAAGCTCCACCGTCTCGGTCAGGAACTCGTTGAACTGCAGCACCTGGCCCTCGGCAAGCCGATAGATGGTGCCATTGGTGCGCTCGACCTCGAACTCGACCGAGCAGCCATTCGATGGCAGCTCGATCTCGGCGCGCACCTGAAGGTCGGAGCAATCGACGAGATCGAAGCTGCCGAGCGGGACGGTCTTCGTCGTCACCGGATATGTCCAGGCCACCACCCGGAAGGCCAGCGCCTCGTCCTGATGCGCCGTCCAGGTCTGGGCATTGACCGACGAGAAGCGCGGGGCAACCACATAGGGGTGCCGCGAGATCTTCTGCTGAAGGTCGGTGTCGAAACCGCCGAGCTTGGCAACGGAAACGGCGTGTAGGTTGTCGTCGGTCTTGATGACCAGGCCATGCAGGCTCTGCGGCCCTGTCGTGACCGGAAGCATCGAACGGGCCGACTTCCACCCGACAGCAGCGCCGGTCATCGGCACGAAGGCTTCCGCAACAATATCGGCCGTCGGGTAGCCGTTCGATGACGTGACCTGGTTGACGACGATGTCCTTGGTCGTGTCGCCGATCCCGCAGAGATGGAAGTCGAAGCCGATGACCTGGCGAAGTTCCGACACCGCCCAGAGCTGCGCTTGCGGATCTGGGTTATCCCGGCCCGAGCCGCCACTATCGCGTCTTTCGACCTGTGCCCGTCTCCAGCGGTTGATGGTCGTGACCCGACGCATGATCTGGGTCTCGATCGTACCCTGGCCTGCGAACAGCGCGACCGCCTCGGAGCCGCCCTGGCCCTCGGCATAGACAGTCTTCGTCCCGGCCGTGACGTTCTCCGGGATGACGAAACTGCCCGTGACTTCGCCGCCGGAATTGGCCGTGATCACGCCGGCCGGCTTCACATCGACGCCATCGAAGGTGAGTTCGTCGAGGATCTCGCCAGGCGCAAATCCCTCGATCGAGAAGGTGACCGTAATCTGCCGGAGGAACTCGATCAGTTCGCTGCGGGTGTCCACCAGTTCAGTCACCGTGCTGCTGGATTGCAGCGGCCCGCCATTCACCTGGACACCGCGATTGAACTCGCGGGTCTGTGCAGAAAGCCACTGCTCACGGCTCACCGTCCAGAAGTCGACAGGTGGCTGCAGCACCATGCTCGCCGGCAGGAAGGTGAAATTAGCGTAAGGGTTGATCAGCTCGCACTGGCTCTTCAGCTCCTGGGAGACGATAACCTCCTCAACGCCGTCAAGGGTAACGGGCGCGGTGAGCGTCGTCTCGTAGAAGGTCGGGTCGACCGCAAGCTGCAGAATGCCGTCTACGATCGCGCCGGTCTGGACGACGCCGGCATCGCGGTAGCTGTCATCCTGGAAGGGATCGACGAAGATCCCTTTCTTTGCCACTGGCTCGCGGGCATCGGTTGCGTTCTTCAACCGATCCAGGCCGATGAGACGCTGAAGGTCGAAGTGGCTGTAATAGAGCTTGGCAATCTCGGACGCCGGCAGGAAGATCACGCCGTCATTGACGCCGTCGACGATGATCTGTGGTCGCGACATCCAGTCATTGCGGATCTGGCAGAGCTTCAGGGCGTCACTCGGCGCGCCAGGCGGGCGCGGATTCGATCGGGCCGAGATGCCCTTGATGTAGATCGGTGCGCCTTCCTCGGAGAGGCAAAGCCGGTCGATGCGGGGAAGCTTGCTGGTGTAGGTCACGATGATGTCGCCGCCAGCTGCCCCGCCAGAGACGGTAATCGTGTTATCCGTAAAGGCATCGGCCGAGACACTGGCACGGTAGCGATAGGTGACCGAGTAGGTTGAGCCGGCCGCCGGCTCCGC